ACACCTCTTTGTATTTTTCGTTTTGAGCTCCTTCTAATTTGTTAAGAACTCTAGACCAGCCTTTTCTACCGTACATTTCGATGCGTCTGCACCCTTTACTTCTAGCATAATCTTCTATAGTGTGATGGGCTTCTTTATAGGTATCCCATCTGCTACCGTTAATTCCTGTTGTTGTTATTAAGTGAAGAGACTTGTGTGTAGCATAAGTATTAATCTTAGTTACACTAACATTTATAATCTCATTATCTTTTTGAACTACCCAACATTGATAGTAATCTGGGTTCTGTAGCCATGTAAGATAATCGTAAGTAGTAGACTCGTTCACGCTGCTCTTAAGCGCACTCAGTATAGCAGGCTCGATAGTCCTCCAGTGAGTTATTACTTGTTGAGGTGTTAGTAGAATTACTTCCATCGATATTATATTCCTTTAATCCGGAAGGTCAGGAAGGCTGAATTGGCCAAACTGGGTTTGAGGGGTCATTTGTGTTTGCTGGCAAGTCACGGAGGGCTTGACGATAGGTAGCCCATTCTGTCTTTTTAGCGTCTGTTAGTGGGCTGTCGTTGGATTGAGTCCAATCGCTTTTCTGCAAGAGTTGATCCCGCAGCCCTCTAAATAAATTATTAGCCTCCTCTAGCCTTTTCTCGTTAATCTCAGAATTGGGAATTGTTACAAATTCTGCATTAATAAACCTATAGTTTTCTATGTCATCAGGAAAGTCTACCCAAACTTGAGCGTGATCCTCGCACGCACGTTGATCTAACCCACTCTCAGATTTGCCGCAGGAAACTATATTACCTTCTGCATCTATTACTATATATTTGTTCATCGCTTTAACCTTATGAGTGAAACCCTTATTAAGTTGGCAATAGGCAAACTTGTACTGCTATTAGTCTGATAAGGTCTATAGTTAAAAACAGCCGTTCCACTAGAATTTAATGTGAATACTCCCACAAAACTCATACCACCAACTTTATTACCCTGTACCAGAGGCCCATGAAATAACTGAGTTATGCCAAATGAAGTCCCATTAGGAGAAACCAAAGACGCTGAATTGTTTATATAAGGCGTCCCAGTTGAAGTCAGATTACTAAACCAACCAACAGTAATCACTCCTAAAAACTTATCACCAGAATTTCCAGTCATACTTGTTGTTGCTAAAACGGCGGTTGGCATGCTCCCATATGTAACAGTGCCGCTGGCGGTATAGCTCTCAGAAACTTGACTTATTGCTTCCGCAGCAATCTCGCCCGTATCAACACCACCACCTTTAATAGTAAGCTGTCCAGATGCGTTTGTGTCTAACGTAATATTGTCTATTTGAATTTGGCTTGCTGATAGAGTTCCAGCAGTAATATCATCAGCGTTAAGTGTACCTCGGATAATAGCATTCTGAAACTCAGCCGAGCCACTGCTTCTGTCGATATGCCAACCTTGTGTTGCATTAGGAGTTAATCTGTTTCCGCTGCTATCAAACCCAGCACCATCATAGTTATCACTCTCAATATCATCGGTTACCTGGATTGCTCCCGAAGGAGTTGTAAAGGAAATATTAGGTGGAGAAACATTGCTACCATCAAGAATTACAGTAAAAAGCGAAGACCACTCTCTCAAGCCAGTATCAGTAACATTTACTGGCGGTTGATTTTGACTCCAATTAGAAGTTAATCCTGTAAAAGTGGATGTATTAATATTCCAACCAGTGGCAGTAGGTGAGCCATAAGGGAAGGGAGAAGATAGTAAGGTACCGTAATAAACCTTACCTGTAATTACAGTATCTCCTGTATCCCCAGTAGCGCCAGGACCGCCATTAGCTGCAGGAACTCCTACTCTTGAAGCAGGAGTAAATTCACTTGCAGCAATAGTATCAGTATTACTTGAAGAGAAAGCACTGGCAGTAATTATCCAAGAATACTGCCCTTGACTTACAGTGGGAGCTGAAGTTGACCAACCGTTTAAGTTTCCCCCTGTCAAAGCTTGAGTATCAAAAGTATAAGTAAAAGTTCCGGTAGGATCAGCAGGGGCACTAGCACTGCTTGTTACTTGGTATAACGTTACTAAGGCAGTATTTGCTCCATCTAGACCTGCAATACTAAATATTTCAGGAGTACTAAACTCAGAGGTAGGTATAGTATCTATAGTTGCATTTGCACTAGCAGTAGCTAAAGAGACAAATAAATTCTCACCAGAAGATAAAGAAGGGGGAGTAGTTGACCAACCATTGAGTGTTCCGCCTGAAAGAACTCCAGTTGAAAAAGTATAAGTAAAGTCTCCACTAAAAGTTTTAGCTAAAGAAGAAGCTGTACTTTTGTTATACAAAAATACAGTTGCATTATTAAGTCCATTGGAACCTAGTATCTGTACCCAAGCGCTATTTACAAACATCCATATGCTGTTAGAAGCCTCTGAGTAAATTAATTGACCAGCTGAACCAGGAGTACTGGCGGTGGGGTCATATTGTGAGATTGTAGGTTTACTTCCGTCACCTACGTTTTTTATTATTGATAAAAATGTATCTCTTATTGCCTTGTCTTTTATACTGGCGGGTACAAATACCTTGCTCATTTCTTACTCCTATCCTGCTAGTAGCAGTTACCTTTTACCTGAAGGTTTAACTTCAAGATCAAGTCCAGTTATTTTAGGGTTAACTGCCCCATTCATTGATACTTCTAAATTGAAGTACCTGCCATTAAGTCTATAGTCCCTTTTATAACCTGAGTTACTATTAGGATCAAAATTTCTTTTATATACTTCGTTTCTTGCAGAATAATCTTTAGCCATTTCGGAATCTACATCAGCATTATTAAGACTATTAGAAGTAATTGCAGTTGTATTAAATTCATTAGCACTCATAGGATATACTGCAGTAATACTTTTAGTCACATGGGGATTACCTAGATCTTGTTTAAGAAACCTTGCATATCCATTTGATTCAAAGCTATTACTTAATAAGTATGCTCCTTGATCGCTGAAACCGTAAATATAAATCTGACCATTAAGTTCACTTTCTGTAATACCTGTAAGATTAGGTAAAGTTCTTTTATACCACAAATCTTCTTGGTAATTATATACGTAAGCAAAGTTCGTCCCTGTGTTTGTATTCCCTACAGCACTGTAACACACCCACACTTCTTTATCACGAGAGTTTAAAAAAGTAAAAGTACGTTTTTTGTGGGCGGGATTAACCGTATCATAAATATCTTTTTGTATTCTTCCTTTAGAAATATCTTGTTTGTTTGGCCCACCATCATGAAGATAAATACCATAGTTACCTAACACAAAGTGTCTACCATCTCCGATATCTTCGAAACAATCAGGGTTATACAACCCATCGTCATCAAATAAAAGTTCGCTGATTAAGTAGAGAGGGTCTCCGCTATCTTGATATCTGTATACCGAATCATCTTTGTAAACAATTAAGTAAGGACCTAACTGCGCAGCATCTAGAAGCTGCCCGGGTGTTTCAGTTAATATATCATCGCCAGCACTGTTAGTTGAATCATAACGCCAGGTTATGCCATTAATAGTGTTTATATCTGTAATAGGCGTTGACCAAGCTAAAGAAGAGTTGCCTAAATTCTCATCGGATAAGTAAGCACCACTTAGATTTAAGGCAATAAGTCTATTGTTATAAGAAGAAATACGTTGAGCAGTAACTCTGTTTGCGGCAATACCCTCTTGGGCACTACCATCTAACGCGCCTGAATACCAGTTAGCAAAGTATAAAGCTTGATAATTAGGAGATGCTTCCGTCCCGTTATTAGATATCCGTATTGGTTGGTTAATACCATCGTTGACTATTATAACACCGTTGAATGTAAAGAAATCAAAACCGAACCTGCCATTAAGACTTAAATCTGTTGTTGCAGTAACAGTACCAGAATTACTAATAGGGTTAAGTATGTCTTGAGATACTTGAAAAGATACTACGTTAGAAGAAGACTCATACAAGTAAGCTAGATTAAAACTATCAGAACCCACAGGAGTCCATTGTGTCATAGCTAATATATTTCTTGCAGTAGATCCGGTAATGTTTGTATCAAAACTGCTTGGGAACTTATATACACCTTGAAGGGAGCCATCGGAAGGCCTCATATTGAGACCCTCCGAGAAATTTTCAGGAGATAATGCCTGTGGTGGCACATCTGTATTCAGGCCTTTGATACCTAAATTTTGTAGTGGGATTGTTGGCATTATTCTTCCTCTAAATAGATTCCTAGTTGTTTATATTTTCTGCGAGCACAACGTAATCTAAACGCCCTAAGCCTTGCATTAACTTTTCTTTTTCTTTTCCAAGGCTTAGAGTTTGTTGTTTCCAGGTCATTAGATCTCGCAACCACCCGCTGTGCAAGCGAGGGTCTGCGCACCTTCTGTATTGTCTTCCTGCTCATATATTGAGAGTTCATTCCAGTTGATTGACGATGGAAATTCTGAGAGTGCTGCATTATATTCCTTTTCAGAAACAGGCTGATAAGGTGCTTGCTCATACGAATGCTCGGAGTAAGGCAAGAACGATACACCTGTTAGGTGATCGAAATTATCATATACCCAGGCTCCCACTTCTAACCACTCATCTTCTTTCACATACACAGTAATAGATACAGAGTGTTCTGCCCAGTTCTGTTTTAACTTCAACCATAGTTGCAATTGTTGAATAGCACTAAGATCATCTGCCATAATAGAGCCTTGTGGGCTTGCAATAGGAAAAGAAAATACTGTAGTGCTATCTGGTTTCATAAAACAAGGTTCACTAGGAACCCCTGACATTTTCATAAAGTCAGTAAGGGGATCTTTATTATCTCCACGTACTGTCCTAATGTAATGTTCAGCAAAGCGACCATGAATACCAGAAGAACTGTTAACCAGTTGACTTACAGTACCCGAAGGTTTAATTGTAGTGATAGCTGTTGAGGCAGGAATATTAAGCTTGTGTGCCCACTCCTCGTTAATTTCTACAGCGTAATCACGTAGTTCTTTAATTTGATCTTCAGTAGCATTAATAATAGCAGGACAATCACATACCCCAGTAAGAGATACACCTAACAAACGTTCTTCTTCTGTATTTGTTTTCCAAATACTACGAAGGTAAGGGAAGTGAGTAAGTGTAGATTGCAGCGTACCAAGAATAGTTGCCACCCGAATTTTATTTTTAATTGTATCAAGAGTATCTTCTGATCGAAGTACTACTTCTGTTAGGTTACAGAACTGATTTGATCTGAGGGCAATCTCTGCACACGGGTTAGTCCCATGAATTTTATCAGAGTCCCTACGTTCAGGGGCACTCTTTTGTGCACCATAACGACTGTAGATACCTCGTTCACCTGACTTAGATTCAATCAAGGCTGTCCACTCTTTAATGAATGTAAGGGAGTCAGGTTTTTGTAGGTATACAGCAGAGTTATTAGCCAGAGCACGATGAGAACTTCCTTCCCACCATTGTCCTGACTTAGCGTTCTGCATCGAGTGGTCACCAAGATCACTTAAAGAAATCATAGCAGATCTACGTACACCGCCTACCACTACAATTTCACCAATCTTACACATAAGATCGTGGCATTCCAGTGGAGTTAGTTTACGTCCTGCTGCCTTCTTGAATAAATTCGTAGTAAACTCAAGTAGTTCTTTAAGTGGCTCGGGACCACTCGCACGTCCTCCCATTGTCTTTAGTTTAGCACCTGCAGGTCTAATCTTAGTATAGTCAAAGAAATGTACTCGACCCAGATAGAGGTCGGCAATATGTTTTCTTAGCGCTTTAGACCAACCTTCTTTAGAGTCTTCAATATGAATAACTCTGCCAGAGGTTTCAAAGTGATCATTAACAATGGGTAGCTTATTAACATCAATAGCTTCCACAGAAAAGCCAACACCCGTACCACACATGAGGATATACATAGCCTCATCAAATGCACGGGAAGTATCCACTTTAAGATAAGAACAGTTATACCCTGTAATATTATTACGTTCAAGAGCAGGGCCACTAGCCCACATAGCTCTCATGGATGGCATGGTACTTAGAGAAGAAATAGAAGAAGTTAACTCCTTGTATAGCTTATCACTTATCATACCCTTCCAAGTAGACATATAACGATTAACTGTTTCATCCCAGGTTTCTCTACGTTGTTCTTTTTCTAACCAACGAGAGTAACGAGAAAGGTGAATAAATGTTTGGTAGTCTGTGGTCATCTGTGTTTCTCCTTAGATAACTAAGTTATACCTGTGTTTCCTTAAGTATAACTTATATAATATAATAATAGGGAAGGAGGGTTTCTCCTTTTAATAGGGGACTATACCTATTTAACTAGGTTTAGTGGGCCAATCAGCCTCTTCAAGGTGAGGCCAGTTAGCGTGGATTGTAATGTCACGCAGCGCTTGCCGATAACTTGTCATAGACGCATTCATGGTCACATCTGTAAGAGCATAAAAGTCAGTATCGCCTAAGAGTTCATCTCTTTTATTACGGTTATCTATGGCAGTGAAGGCATCATTATCTGCAATCTCATCAGCCGTTAGCTCAACTACAGTGCGTGTCAGCACCCAGTCGTTACCGTAAATGGGCGTACCTACTAGATCAGTGTTCACCTCTTCAGTGATAGGATTAGTGGCATCTGCTTCAGTCATCAAGCGTACAACATTGCGTGTTGGTGTTGTAGCAGTTGTGACCTTCTGTGTCAGCGGATCATACTCAGGCATGGCCTCTACTGTGACAGGGTGCATACCGTACCTACGCATGATCCCAATAGGAACATTACGTGGAAATGATGTGTTTGCGTTGTCACGGCGTAGCTGGCCCGATGAGTAAGGGTAACAAGCTACTGCCCCGTTTGTGATTTTTACATAGTTCATTTATTTTCTCCTAAGAAATGACGTCTAAATAGAAGTTTAGTGTTCCTATTGTGGCACCATATCTTGCCTCATAATAACTAAAGGTGGGGCTTGAACTTAAAGTAACCTCTGGTCCACGGAGCCAGAAGGGAGTATTAGGATACCCAGGACTAGATGTCTCAGCGTATAAGTAAAAACTTCCATCTGCTGCGTCTGTGCGTCCAGTGCCAGTGCTGCCAGTCCCCCCAGAGTCTCGGCTAAATCTAGGTGAAGTACTAGCGACTGTCGGCACACTTGCCCAGACAACACTACTATAATCGGTATATTCCGAAGTGGTAGTTTGCCATCCAGTAGTATTGCTTTCAAAGCTGTAAGAGGTACCATCTACATTAATAAGGTCTAGTTGTAGGTCGCCTGTATAACTACCGCCGCTTACATAGTAAAAAACGGGTCTAACTGTAGCTCCTGCATAAGCGCTAATATCAACTGTGCGCTGTGACCATGCGTTAAGCTGCCCAGAAATAGTGTCTAATACCGGACTTAGCCCAAGTTCAAAACCAGACGGGGGCGCTTCTGGTTCAATTAACCCCAGCATCGTTGTTAAGTTACTCATGATATTGCATCTCCTACTTGCTTGCCGTAGTACGTTGCACCACCATCAGTTGTTAAGAACACATAAAGGTCTTTAGAGCCAATCGCTGGTGCATCTGGTGTCACGCCTTTATCCCACTTAATTAAAGAGGGCCAACTAATCGTAGCAGAGGTCGAGTCTGTTGTGTCGTACTGATCAACACCTGCGTTGTGACTTGATAGATACATTTTTGTTCCATCATTATTAAACAAAAGCCCAGTTGAGCTAGTTGATATATTAGAATTTGTTATTTCAGTGGCCGGGGTAGCCCAAACAATACTTGTAAAATCACCCGCTGTAGGTATAGCCCACCGCTTTATAGTCTTTGCTGTAGATGTCTTTTGATAAAGAAATGTGAAATCAGCATTTGTTGCAAGCTCACTATAACCATTACCAGAATTTATTTGTGCTTGAAAACTGGCCCCGCCTATAGTGTATGGAGAGCCAGCTGCGCTACTGTAAACCCTAATATTACCCAGACTCGATTCACTGGTAATAAATTGTGTCCCATCATCATTCCAAACAAACCCCGCCGGGATAGCGCTAGCACTGGCACCTATTGAGGTGTCAAAAGTAATCGTAGAAGTTATATCCCACGCCGTTGAAAGTGAATATTGTTGAAATTCTTTACTGCCATTATCTGCAATAAAGAACTTAGTTCCATCAGGTCTAAATCTTACGGTTAAAGGTGCAGTCGTACCAGCTCTAATTGTAGTCAATGCCGCACTTGAACCAACAGGAGATGCCGATACTGTATTTAAATCCCATGGGGTACTTAATGTAAACTCATATACTTTATCGTCGTAAAAACCTGTCGTATAACATCTTGTTCCATCAGGTTTAAAGTCAATACTACGAGATTGCCCAGATAGACCTTGACCTATTGGATCAAAATTAACTTCAAAAGTTGCACTTGCAACATCATAAAATGATTGATTACTTCCGCCTATTACCTCTAATAAAAAGCTACTAGCACTACCTGACGGTGGTGGGTTGCTGAAGGTAAACGTAGTGTTAGACGGCAGTGTCTTGGTGAAGTAACTACCAGAGGACACGTCAACATCTGAAGCAGCCAAGGCACTACCTGATTGCAGATACCTTTTGGCACTCAGCCCGTTCTTTACTTTAAATGGTTTATTATTTGCCATGTTTCACTCTCCGCTCAGCTAAAGTTATCGCCAGATTGTACGCCGAAATATGTTGTGCCGCCATCAGTCGTGATAAATGTAAATAAATCTATTTCACCGGAACCTGGGGCAAAAGGTTCAGCGGGTAACCAAGTAACCGAAGTAGGCCAGCTAATTATGGCTCCAGAAGACCCAGTAACCTCTAACTGAAACATTTGAATATTACCTGCATTATTAAAAGTGTAAGTTGCGGATTCGGTTAAGGTGTGAGTTAAGTAATTACTATCAGATAAATTAAAGTTGGTAGAAAAACTACCTGTAGTAAGTTGATATATTCCATCTGTCGCGTAACTGGAAAAGTACATCTTAGTACCGTCACTACTAAAAAACAAACTACTGACACTATTTGTTTGTGCTGTTGTAGTAAAAGAAATATTATCGTAAGATGCTGTACTAACATCCCAAGCAGTGGATAAAGAGTATTGCTGAATTTCAGTACCACCAAAACCTGCTACAAAAAGAAGAGTCCCGTCATCATTAAAAGTCATAGCAATAGGGCCGGATTCTTCATTTGATACATCTAATGTAGCACTGTCAGTAGATGCTGTACTTAAATCCCAAGCAGTGGATAAAGAGTACTGATTAATTACGTCAGTACCACCATTAACTAGATAGAACCTAGTACCGTCAGGTTTAAAACGTAATTCCTCACCTTGTTGGCCTGTTGTTGTAAAAGAAGCGGTAGCGGTAGAATTTACTGTACTTATGTCCCAAGCGGTGGAAATACTATATTCATAAACAGTAGCACTATTGTAATCCTGAACGTATAACTTCGTGCCATCTGTGCTAATGGCAAAACATGTGCTATTAGAAAAACCTGTAGCGTAATCTTTGTTATCGGGAGAGGTTGTACTTAAATCCCAAGCAGTGGATAAAGAAAACTGATATACTTTATCATTAGTATTCCCAATTAAATATAACTTAGTACCATCAGGTTTAAACTGAAAAGAATAGGGTGTAGTGTCATATCCAGCTACACTAATATTTATGTTGTTATACGCCGCATTATCTATGGCATATCCCGCTCCGGTTATATCTGCGGCAGTAATCTGACGGATAGAACCCTTAGTGCTGCCACCAATCTCAATGGCGTTATTTAAGATTAAATTTTTATTGTTAGCCATTATATAGCTCCATCTATTGCTTGCGTTGCGTGGTAGGTAGTGCCGCCATCACGGGTGCTGAATGTTAGTACGTCAGTCTCACCTGCGGCGGGGCTATCTGGGGCTGTACCGCCGTGGAACTCTATGGCGCTGCTGTAAGTAATTGTATATGATCCAGCGATGGAAAACTGATATACTAAATCAGTACTAAAATTAGTTACATACAACTTTTTTCCATTAGAGCTAATTGCTAGACCAGTAATGGTTCCAGTTACGCCACTGGTATCTAAGGTAACATTATTAAAAGAGGCTGTGCTTATATCAAATGCTGTTGTGAAAATGTATTCATGTATGTCGGAGCCATATCCACAAACATACATCTTCGTACCATCGTCGTTAAATACCAGTGACCTTGGAGACGCTATAGTAGTGAGAGTGAAGCTATTAGTGCTATAAGTAGCCGTGCTTATATCAAATGCTGTCGTAAGGTTGTATTGAAAAATTGCATTATTTTCATCTCCAGCAACAAAAAGTTTTGTGCCATCATTATTAAAATTAAAACCGTTTGGTGAAATGTCTTCACTGCCTAAAGTTCTACTAACACTATCATAACTCGCGGTACTTACATCGTAATCGGTTGTTAAAGAATACTGATATAAAGTGTCAGTATCGGTTCCAATAATATACATTTTAGAACCGTCATTATTAAATTTTACGTTTCGAGGAAGTATATCTTCTGCACTAACATCTTTAAATTTTTCATCATAGTCTGCGGTAGTTATTTCATAAGCCGTTGATAAACTATACTGATATACAGTGTCATTACCCACCCCAATCACATACATTTTGGTTCCATCGGGCTTAAATGTAACATCCGATACAGAAGGAAGTTCATTACTTACATCAAAAGATTTATTCTCGTAGTAACCATTAGCTAAGTCGTAACCGGGGCCATCAGTAGCAGACAAAAGAACAGTTGCTTGGCTTATTGTCCCACTAGCAGCGGGGTTGCTTAGGCCAACTTGGATGTCAGACGTTGGGGCGATCTGGAAAACATTACCAGTGGATAGGTCTATGGTGTTGGTGTTTAGATCATAGCCTGTGGTGTATTCATAGATGCTGTCGTTTTGAGTACCAATCAAATACAGCTTAGTGCCATCATTATTAAAAATAATACTACGAGGTTGAGTGTCTTCACTAGCTACACTAAAACTAACGTTATCATAACTTGCGGTACTTAGGACAAAGGCTGTAGATAAAGAATATTGAAATATACGGTTGTTTACACGCCCAAGCATGTACATCTTAGTTCCATCATTGTTAAAAGTTATGGAAGCAGTAAACTCATCTTGACCGATTACACTAAAGCTAACACTGTCATATGAGATTGTACTTATATCATAAGCTGTAGATAAAGAATATTGAAATACTTTGTGTTGAGCATTTCCCATCATATACAGCTTAGTGCCATCATTGTTAAAAGCAATAGTACCAGGAACAGCCTCCTGACTACTAAAACTAAAACTCACACTATCATAAGAAGCTGTACTTACATCAAAAGCTGTAGATAACGAGTATTGATAAATACTGTCATTTGTCTGGCCTACCATATACATTTTAGTGCCATTGTTGTTAAATATTACCTGAGAAGGGACAAGGTCTTGAGTAGCTACACTAAAACTCACACTATCATAGGAAGCTGTACTTACATCAAAAGCGGTAGATAGAGAATATTGATATACGGTATCATTAGCAAAACCTACTACATACATTTTAGTGCCGTCATTATTGAAGGCTACACTAAGAGGGCTTCCCTCTTGACTAGTTACACTAAAACTAACACTGTTATAAGAGGCCGTTGTTAAGTCATATCTAGCATTAATGTTAATCTCCGTAACTGTACCCAGGCTCTCCTGATAGGACGTAGGTTGAATACCGTTCTTTACTTTAAAATCTTTATTGTTTGACATGGTTCACTCTCCCCTTGTCCTTATTTTGTTATGCAAGTACTACTGCGCTTACAGTGAAATTAGTTGAGTTGGCAGAAGCCGCAGTCGCAAGTAAGCGAACATCGCCACCACTGATATCTACATCGTAAGAAGAAATAGTGGTTGCCGTGTTAACTCCACCGTACTCCGTAGCTACTGCAGTCGTACCGTCGTGGGTTACCAGTAACTTAGTAATAGTTCTTTCTGTTGCTACAGTATCAGTAGCTACAACGGTAATCTCTATACCAAGGGACGAAGAAGCCGTATAAGTTGCAATTGCAGTTTCGGTAATGCTAGTAGTTGTAGCGGTTTGAGTATCACCACCACCTCCTCCTCCAGCAATAGCTCCCCAAGCGCCATCAGCATAACCTTCAAACTGTGCATCATCCGTATTATAACGGAGCATACCGTTCTGACCTGTAGAAGGACGTTGGGCCGTGGTGCCATTTGATAATAGGACTGCACCATCATCACCGATTTCTACATCAGCATTGCTTCCGTTAATTACAAGCAGGGTTTTGTCAGCACCATTATTTTTGGTGTTAAAGATAACTCTTCCTTCTTCAATACCATCTGTAACATTCATAGTTCTAAAATTAATCTGTGCGTAGTTTATATCTTCCGCAGCAGTATTCTTGCTGTCGTATTGTATATAAGCCGAGTCGATGGTACTAGGGCTGGCAGTTTCGTGCTTCAAAGATATAAGGGGCCCAATAATACTATCGCTTACACCTTCAAAGGTAAAACTGGGTATAAAAGAACCAGTATGAGTTCTCTGGAACTTCAGGGGTTTTGCAGAATTGCCAGAAGATGTTATAACACTTGAGGTTCCATCATCGTATACTTGAAGTTCGCCACCTGTTCCAAATGTAGCCTTGTTTGCTCCAAAAGTGATGTCACCCGTCATTGTGCCACCAGCTTTAGGTAAAGCTGCGTCAGCTGTTGTGCCTTGAGCGGATGTAGCGTAATCGGTAGAGTCAAAAGCCTTAACCTGTGCAAGGTTCGTAACTTCGCTGTCCATAAGTGCGCCAGCGGCTGTCACGTTAGTCGCGTCTGTTACGTCAGCCCCGTCCTCTACATTTAAGGCGGATAGAAGGCCGCTTTTAGTTATTGAGCCGTTAAGGCCCACAACCGCTGTGACAGCATCTGTCTGGTCGTGCTTTGACCAGTTTCCTGCGTATGTAGAAGTTGAAGCGTTATCAGCTATCGCAACAATATTATCGCCAACCGAAAATGATACTCCACCTACAGTTCCCGCAACCGAAACATAATAAAACCAACCAACTTGCGCCGACCCAGAGCCGGGGAAGCTACCTGAAGAAGCATCCCAATCGCCCTTGTAGACCATGCCATTCGCAAGGGCAGCAATGTCTATTTCCATTTGGTCTAAATCAACTGCCTGAGTTACCGTGATGTTATCTAGCTTGGCACCGTCAGTAGCAACTGCCCGTCCATCAAATGTTGAGTTGGTCGTAATCGGGCCAGTCATAGCACCGCCAGCTTTTGGTAGTGCTGCGTTTGCTGTAGTTGTGGTAGTAGTAAGTACTGCATCTCTTGCAGCAATATCTACTCCATCAAAGGTTGAATTGGTTGTGATAGGGCCAGTCATGGCTCCACCAGCTTTGGGTAAAGCTGCGTCAGCGGTTGTGCCTTGTGCCGCCGTGGCGTAAGCTGTCGCCGCTGTAGTAGCCGCAGAGCCAAGCCCTAAATTAGTACGGGCAGTAGAAGCGCTAGAAAGATCAGAAAGATTATTAGCTACAGACAAAGATCCTGATAAGCTAGCATACGCAGCAACCCACGCGCTTCCGTCATAAACTTTCATCACGTTATTTGTTGTATCGAAGTACAAGTCGCCTTCATCAAGGCTGGTTGTGGGATCACTGGCCGCAATGCGATACGTTTCGCCAAAGCTATTTACACTGGCAAGGTTGTTTGCCACTGTGTTGACGTTAGCAATTGACCCGCCAACATTATTGACGTTGCTGATTGATCCCGCGACTGTTCCTATATTGTCAGAGCCAGATAGATCAGTGGCAACTGTCCCAATATCTGCGGAGTCAGCGGCAACAGCAGTAACATCCGCAATAC